TATAAACCTCTGGGGGAATGCTTGGGGTACATAACATAAATTTCCCTGTCTATTATCAAAAAGATAAATATTATTAGATAATAGATGGGGAACTTTATGACTAATCCAGTTAACAAATACACCAAAGAAGAATTTATTAAAAAAGTTAAAGATACAAACACAAATATTGAAGTGTTTGTAGAAGAATACAAAGGAGTTGACGCTCGATACAAATATAAATGCCAACATGGAATTTCTGAACTTTACGGTTGGCAATTATTAAAAAGAAAACATTGTTGTAAAAAAGACTACTGGGAATCAAAGAAAAAATCCGACGAACTTGCTACAGAAGAATTTATTAAGAAATCTAAAAATGTATGGAGAGAAGGCATCATCGATTATTCAAAGTGTAAAGCAAAGGCTGATGCTGCTAATAAAAGTCATAAAGTTAAACTTCGTTGTATTAGTCATAACACTTGGTTTGAACAACATGTCGGCTCTCATTTAGACGGAAGATTTGGTTGTCCGCAATGTAAAAGCGAACAAAGATCAAGTATTACAAAGGACCTACATAATAAAGGAATTTTAGGTGGCAAGTCATGGAGATCTGTTAGTAAAGGAGAAACAGAATGGTTAAACAGTTTATCTGTTCCTATACGACAGTATCGTTTACAGGATGTTGAATTCTATAATGTAGACGGATACGACCCTGAAACAAATACTGTGTATCTTTATCATGGAAGATTTTGGCACGGATGCCCAAAAACTTATGACCCCGACGAAACTCATCCTGTTGTAGGAATAAAAATGAAAGATCTATATGAAAAAACTTTATTTTACGAAAATAAGATCAAATCAGCAGGTTATAATCTAGTAGTTAAATGGGGAGATTAAAATGTACTTAGACGGAATATTTGATTTAATAGATATTATAAAAAACAGATTTAGAAAAAAGTTTCTCGATGAAGAACTAGATGAATATCTAGATGAATATCTAGATTCGGAAATGCCTGGGGAACTTGATAAAGTAATTCCTTACACAACAGGCGTAACCACAGAAGAAGACTTTGAAAAACTAAGGAAAGATTTATGAAACAATGGCTTAAAAAAATAACCGGAATTAAACAACTTGAACAAGCTAGAGACAAAGCTCGCGCAGAAGCCGAAGAAGCACTGCAAATTGCCAAAGAAGCAGAAGACGAAGCTAAAAGAAAACTTAAAGAATTGGAACTTGCCAAGCTTTCTCCAAAAGACCGTGCAACTCGCAAAGAAGAAGCTTACATTTCTGTTATTGATACCAAAGTAAATCCAGAAAATATACGCAACGGGTTTTTTGAACTGGATTGGAACAGCTATTTTATCAAAGATTTAATATTCAACGGATACGGCACAGAAGCAGATCCTGAAGAAGAAATTGTAGATCGTTGGTTTCGTGACATAGTATATCAAATGCTTACTGATGAAGGGCTTGACACGCAGCGAGCATCCGGCTATATTAATGTAGTTCCAATCGCCAAAGGCAAATCAGAGGTTTCATGACAACTTACATTTTACTCGATACTGCCAATATTTTCTTTCGTGCCCGACATGTTGTTAAGGGTGACATAGATACCAAAGTTGGCATGGCTATACATATCACTCTTCAAAGTATTAAAAAAGCATGGACTGATTTTAAAGCAGACCACGTGGTATTTTGTCTTGAAGGCAGATCGTGGCGCAAGGATTTCTATGCACCATACAAAAAAAACAGAGCCGATGCTAGAGCTGCGCTAACATCGCGAGAAGAAGAAGAGGACAAGATTTTTTGGGAAATCTTTGATGAATTCAAAGACTTTGTTATTAACAAAACCAATTGCACTGTAATGCGCAATCCTGTACTTGAAGCAGATGATTTAATTGCCGGTTGGATCCAAAATCACCCCGATGATCAACACATTGTTATTTCCACAGACGGCGACTTTGCTCAATTGATTTCTCACAATGTAAAGCAATACAACGGTATTGCTAACATGACCATTACTATAGACGGCTATTTTGACGAAAAGGGCAAAGAAGTAATTGATAAAAAATTAAAAGGCCCGCGACCATTACCGGATCCGCAATGGCTGCTGTTTGAAAAATGTATGCGAGGTGATACCAGCGACAACGTGTTTAGTGCATACCCCGGTGTTAGAGTCAAAAGCACTAAAAACAAAGTAGGTCTTACCGAAGCATTTGCTGATAAAAATTCCAAAGGATTCTCTTGGAACAATCTCATGCTGCAACGCTGGACTGATCACGAAGGCAAAGAACATAGAGTTATTGATGACTACAATCGCAATGTAACTCTGTGTGATCTGTCAGCACAACCTTCACATATTAGAAGCGAAATCAACAATACCATTGCTGAGGTTGTTCCTAAAGACGTTACACAGGTTGGAATGAAACTTATGAAATTTTGTGCAAAATGGGATATGAAACGTATTGCAGATCAAGCAGTTGCATTTAGCGAACCACTGAATGCAAAGTATCCTAAAAAGAAAGAGTTAAATTGAAACATCATATTATTGCAAAAGAAATACTACAAGATAAATTTTGGATAGTCGAAGATCAGGGTGTTAGAGTAGGAACTCTGACCAAAGACGAAAACTCATTTATACTTTCAAGCAAAGGTGCTATAAGTTTTTACAAAGACGAAAAGCAACTTAAAAAGAAATTTGGAAAGAATTTCTTAACTGCTAAAATTACAAATCCTGTCACTTCAAGTAATGAATATCTAGTTCAAGGATATCCTACTAGATGCGTTCCCTACAACAGTATGTTTGATATTTCTAGAAAACTTCCGCTGTTTACCAAAAGTGAAAAGTCAAAAAGTGTATACTGTGCAGGTTACTACCTTGTTAAATTTAATGTTAATTGGCTCAAAAGCTTTTGTCCAAAGTTGGTTACTATAGAAAACAACCAATATTTAGGACCATTTAAAACAGATATAGAAATGAAAGTTGCTTTGAATAATGTCAATAGATCCAATTAATACAACACCTATAACACAATTTATACAACAGGTTAAAGGTGCTGATTCAAGTAATTCTAGAGAAATTAGGCTAGATATAAACACTGCAAAATCTCTTGCGTTTACGTTAGGAGTTGTAATGAGTAGGCTAAACGGCGACTTAGAAAAATTTGTAAAAGAAAACTCAGGTGGAAACAACGAAACTATAACTGTTTCTATGGATTCCGGTGGTAACTGGAATTAAATCTGTCATAAATATATACGTATTTAATGCGGAGTATTTTATGAGTCGTCCTAAACCACATATATTATTAGAATTTATAAACAGTAGAACATACAAATGCGAACAAGTGCTAGATGCTGATGCAGTTTGGGCAGTGTTTTACAATGGAAAGCCATTTAATTTGAAAAGTTCAAACTCGTTGACCAGCTATCCTGGTCCAAAATATAAAAAAACAAGTTTTTCAAATCCTGGTCATGCACACAACCTGTCGAAAAAATTAAACAGCATGTTTAAAACTACAGATTTTTCTGTTTACAAGCTTACAAGTGGCGACAAAGTTGACGATGAATAAAAATTTATATGCAAAAGTTTTTCTACAACAATTAGGAAAACCACCCACTGACGAAAATGTAGCGGAAGTCATGCCACTGTGGTGGCAAAACACGCGAGATAAAAAAGAAGGCGGGTTAGGGTTAACAGAAACTGGGTACAATACTTTAAAGGATATTGGGCTTGAATTTTACGAAATACCCTTCCCGTTAGATATGATAATTACAGCACAAGTTATGATATATTTAGACAGGTATATTGATAGCCCGTACTACTTAACTAAAAAAAGCGTTTTTGTTACAAACGAAAAAAAAGCAGTAGAGCTAACTTTGTTCAGTGGAGACATTAGAAAATACGGTCTTGCAAAAGCAATGAGACGACCAGTCGAAGACAACAATGCAGATAATTTACAATGAAGAAGAAAAGATCATCATTTGTGCAGTAGCAAGATGTGGAACAAACTATCTAAACCAGATTGCGTTGCATGTTAATTATAAAGAACTAGATAATAATTATAATGCAGATTATTATTCTGATTACACTGTAATTAAGATAGTGCGTGATCCATTTAATAGATTTGTCAGTTGGTGGTATTCTTTTCTAGGAAATTTATCCAATACAGAAGATCATCCAAACTGCTGGTCTAAAAAGCAAGTTGATCAGTGGATTGAAAATTTTAAAATTGATATGCACTACGACGAACACACAGGTTTTCAAAGTATATTGTATTATCAAAACAATAATTTGAATAAAAATACTATATTTGTAAAAATAGAAGATCTTGATATAGTGTTAGGTCTTTCTTCTAAACAACGCTATACTGATTCATACAGTAAAAATATCCTTGAAAATACTGTTTTTATAAATAAACTTTTTAAATCTGTTAAAAAGTTATACGACCGTGATATAAATTGGTACAATCAGTTGGATACTACAACACCAACAAAGTTTATTTTAAAGTTTTTTTCCGACTTGACAAGATTGGACATGGGTACTATTGATAATCCTTTCCCAACATGCATCGATCTTGGCACAATTACAAACGATTTGGAAATTGATGTTGATTTTGGGAAAATTAGTAGTTGACGTTACGAGTATCTTGCGTTATGTTACGTATATAGGCGCTGAAACACAAAGGAATACTTCATGTCTGACAATACTCGCACTGTTA